AGTACTACTATGATATCGATAAAGACAGCGATGATGACACTCTACCATCTACTGTATTATTGAATCAAGGCTGCTAAGCTCTTGCTAGGCCGCGTGTTTGCGATAGTTCAGTATTTTATGAACTAGTGCACGATTACGCGCTTGACAAAACCGTTTCCATTGATATGGTCTGTAAGTCATTATGCCACCCTCCCTATAGTATGGTTAGGTGCGTTCCTTCAGCGATCGCTTACTTCCGCCCTTACGGGTGAACGTAATACTATTTATAGTACGGTGAGAAAAAAATCCTCTTAAGGGAAAAAAAATTCATTTAAGTGAAAAAAAAGGTGTACATTCACTGAAAAGCATGGTATAATATAAGTATATAAAATTAAAAATAGGAGTTTTTATATGTATACATCATCACAATCAAACCAATCACCATTAACACTCACCATTAAAACTACCTTTCCGGACGGCGATATCGAATATACACAACAAACTTTTCAAAACTATATTCTCGAACACAAACGTCTCGAAAAAGTTCATAACCAAAAAATCAAATTCGAAATACTTAACTCACCAGAATTTATTTCTAATAACCTTTAACACATCGGAGTTTGAATCAAATGTTTAAAAACAAAACAGCCACCGCAGCTTTAGACCACTATTATACTCAGTTCGATGTGGAGAATTTTAAGTACGGAGACATCGAAGGTAAAGCTGCCTTTGAATGTTTCTGTGCACAGAACGATGAATTCTTTCTTGAATTTATTTGTGCGTACCTTGATATCATAAATGATGTTCCTGCTACTTATCCTAAGTGGTCACACTATAAAGATAGTACTGTTTAACATGTTAATAACAAACTTTGAAATAAGTGAATTTTTTCCTTTACTTTTGTCTCAAAGCATGGTATAATAGTACTATAAAATAACAAATTAACTATTTAACGGGAGTTTATATAATGTTAGTTACAATCACCTTTAATAACGATCATGGCGGAATACCTTATACAGCCGCTTCAGTCCAGACACCTTGCGTACACGCCGATAAAGCACTCAATTATGCTTTCGAAAAAACTCAAAATGTTTTTTCATCTTGGTCTGAAAGTAAAAATGATAGGATCACAATCGCTCATTATAACTTTGACGGTTCACCTCTTAGAAGTTCTATGGTTGGTGACGAATTTACTGTCTGGTTCTCAGATAAAGAATTTAAAAAATTTACATGTGAAAGAATTGGTTGGAAGGAAGTTGCTTAATGGCACATTCTTCTGATGAAATCAATACGCGTAATCATCCATTCGTTGGTGTTACGTGGCCTGTAACTGGATCTCGTGGAGATGATTATCAAGTTCGCATGTATGACAGTGGATTTGATTGTAATTGTATTGCTTACAGAAAGTGTAAGCATATTAAATCTGTTGAAGATAAAATTCTAGGTAAGGATATTCCTTTAACATGTTAATAACAAAAATGCAAATAAGTGAAAAAAAGCCTTTACTTTTAGATAAAAGTATGGTATAATATTACTATAAGATTGAAAAGGGAGTCTATATTATGAATAAAATTATTAAACAAGCATTAATCGAAACTGCAGTGTGGGGTACTCTCACTGTACAAGTTCTATTTGTTTATATTTACGTGTTATAAGGAGGATTATATAATGGCACACAACGTTGAAACTATGGCATACGCAGGTGAAGTACCGTGGCACGGTCTTGGAGTTCCTGTATCGAACGACTTAACTCCAGTTCAAATGATGGAAAAGGCTGGTCTTAATTGGACAGTCGATCAAATCGATTCATACGTCACTGTAGGTGATAAGCAAATTCCTACTGGTATGAAATCTCTTGTAAGAAGTTCTGATAATAAAGTTCTTACTAATATCGGTCAAGTCTGGAATCCAGTACAAAACGAAGATGCATTTAACTTCTTCAGCGAGTACGTGATGAAGGGTGATATGGAAATGCACACAGCAGGTTCACTTAAAGGTGGTCAACTTGTATGGGCATTAGCCAAAGTCAAAGAGTCTTTTGATCTCTTTGGTGGCGATACTGTCGAATCTTACTTATTGTTTTCTAACCCTCATAAGTATGGGTTTTCAATTGATGTAAGATTTACACCAATCAGAGTTGTATGTAACAATACACTTTCTTTATCTCTTGAAGCTAAGGCTGAAAGATCTGTAAAAGTTGGTCATAGAACAGAGTTCAATGCTAATGAAGTCAAAAAAGCTCTTGGTATTGCTTCTGCAAAGCTTCACGAGTATAAAGATATGGCTCAATTTCTTGGTTCCAAGAGATACAATATCGACAATCTTGTTGAGTACTATAATACAGTATTTCCAAGAACTGCTGATAAGAGAGTTCAAAATCAAGAACTATCTGTTGAAACTTTATCTAAGAATGCAAAAGCTGCATTCGATGCTATCGAGCAACAACCTGGTGCAAAGTTTGCTGAAGGTTCTTGGTGGCAGGCATTTAATTCAGTGACTTATGTTACTGATCATCTTCAAGGTAGAAATGCTGATAACAGATTATACTCTTCATGGTTTGGTGGTAACCAAGTCAGAAAAAGAGATGCTCTTAAAACTGCATTAGCATTCGCGGAGAAAGTGTAATGACTGATGGTCCTTTGAAAAGAGCATTTGATCTCCTAGATACAGACGGTGTCGTATCTAGAGAGCTCGTCACTTATAGAATACGCGACGGAATGGTTCTTAAAGAAACTGTAGCTCGCAGATATTTTGATGGTGACTATACTGACTCTATGAAAACTGAACCACTAACTAAATTAGGAGAATAATAAATGACTTATGATCAATTTTTAGATATGATTGAAATTGTATCAATAAATGGTGATACTCTATCAAATAAAGAAGTTGCTAAAAGAATTGGAGCTTCAGAACAAGATGTTGCTATAGAACGTGAAGATACAGAAAGACACATGATTGATGAAGATTGTAATTCCTAGTCATAACAGGCATTATAATGTTATGCCAATAAAATTTATTCCTGAAAGTTACTATGATAAAACTTTTATAGTAACTCGAAAGGGAGAGCAAGAAGAATTATACGCTTCTTATAAAGATAAAGTCAACGTGCTGTCTTTAGATTGTAACAACATTTCAAGTAAAAGAGATATGATATGTAGACACTTTGATAACGAACTTATCTGGATGCTAGATGATGATTGTTTATTATATGACGCGGTGGTTCATCAGGTAGATGAAACTCGAACAAGAATTAAAATAACTGAACAAGTTTCAGAAAAATCATTTTATAATTTTATAGACTATTGTACTGAAATGTTACAAACTTATCCACACGGTATAGTAAGACCAGCACTTTTTGCAAGACCAAAGTCATATATGCCTTATCGATTAAACATGTGGTCATTTACAAACGCAATGTTAAACTTAAAAATATTAAAAGCAGACGATTTAGAATACAATTTTTCTTCTCATTCGGAAGATGTGGTTGCTTTCTTAAATACAATAGAAAAAGGCTATCAATCCTTTTGTTTATCGAAGTGGATGTTAAAATCAGAAAGACCAGGAAAACCTGGTGGTATGACAGAAATAAGAACTGCAAAAATGATAACTGAAGCAACAAATAAAATACATAAAAAGTTTCCAGATCATACCAAAGTAAAAAGTGGATATCCGTTAAAAGACGGTACGGTACCACTTACACTTAAGATAAGACCAAAAGCAAAACCGTCTTCAACACTAGAAAATTTTATGGAGAAATAAATGGCGATTATCGCACTAGTATTAGGCATGTTCAGTATGGACACGCAAGAGTTTAGAGAGACTGCAAACAAGCAGATGAAAGAAGGTTATGAATGGGTTTATGTTGGTAAGACAAAAGCATCAGGCGTTCCTGCAATTACTATGAAAGCAAATGGTGAAGAATTTATTTTATGGAAACTTAAATAATGAGTACATCACGAAGTGTCTTTAAAGATACTCTAGCCATGTCTATGGGAATGGATGGAGTATTAAATGAAATTAATTTTTGGGAAAGTAAATCTAAAAAAGTTAAATCAGTAAAGAAAAGACTTGAAAGATTATATCAAGCAAGGATTTCACTTACAGAAAATCCTAAAGAGTCAAAACAATTAGTTGATCAATTGAAGGAGATTAATGATGAACGAAAAAACTAAAAGCTTTATACTTTATGGTATGTCAATGACAGCGTTTGTTCTTGCAGCTATGTTTACAATTAAACAGGCAAGTGCAACATCGGCATACAACGCAGATGTTCAAGATCATTTTAAAACTGTAATTAAAAGAACACCTTATAATGTAGAAGTTTGTTCTGAAAGAAAAGTTTCAGGTGATAAAACTGGTGATACACTTTTAGGTGCCATTATTGGTGGTGCGATTGGACAAAACATTACAAAAGATTTACCAGATGGAGCAACTGCTGGTGCAATTATTGGTGGTATTTTAGGTAATCAAAATAGTACAGCGTCCGATGGAACAAAATTAGTTTGTACAAAAACAACTCGATATAAAGAGTCAATGGATACGATCTATTCGCATTCAACAATTACATTTAACTATAATGGAAAAACTTATACAACGAGGTTTAGAAAATGAGTGGAAATAAACATAAGCCTGAAATGGTTGCAGCATGGGCAAGAGAAAATGGCATAAGAGGATTTGAATATTTAGATCCTCAACAGCGTGAAGAAGATAGAAGAAAATCTTCTCAAAAGAAAAGGTTTAACAAAACTGTAACATTTAAGCCACGTCGAAAATAATACATAATAGTATACTATTAATTAAAAGGGGCTTAACGTGGATTGGTTATCTGCTATCATAGAAAAATTTTTAAACAAACATTTTAAGCCACCACCGATCCCACAATACTTGTCAGGTAAAGGAAAAGCTTCTGTTAAAAATAAATCCTAAATAAATCTTTATTTAATTAAAAGCGTTCATTAGGGCGCTTTTTTAGACTCTTAACTTGTATAAATAGAAGTATGTTAAGATTAAAAAAATACATTTCTATGATGGAGGCTGCTGTGGATTATAAGCAGTATGGTAATTTAGATGCAATGAAAGATATCATTGATGCTAGAGGCAATGATAAGTTAACAAAAAAGATTCCTAGAAAAACTATATTAGTTAATAAGATTAAAGGTGAAGATCCGTTTATTACAAGTACAGGCAAAAGCGTTATAATTAAATCTGCAGACGTTGACTTACCTGCCTTAGAAAAAATATTTAATGACAAAGATAGAAAAGCACTACGCACTTTTAAGTTTGGTCAATATGCTCTAAGTGACTTTGTTAAAACACCTGAGTTCGGTGGAGCACCAAAAGGAAAGTTTACTGCTGTTGAAGATCGAGAACTTGAAAAAGCTCATGAAGCTCTTCAAAAACTTATGGCATCAGAAGCAGTTCCCTTTATATATCTTAAAGTTGGCAGTAGAGTTGAAAAAGTTGATGGAATGAGAACTGAAAAAGGTACTCCAAAATCTGACTTTAACTATACTTATCAGGGAAATGACGTATTTTTTATTTCACATAAAGATTATAAAGGAAATAAAGTTGCATTTCAACAATACGGTGGAATGCCTGAAGCTAAAAAATTTAATCCAAATAGTAAAGACTTAAATAAGTTTATAACTGATGCTCAAAAATATTATGCAAAATTTGGTGGTAAGTTTAAAACTGGTCATGAGATATGGAGAACTGTAAATGATGACCAAGTTTGGCAAAAAGGTCTACTTGGAAGGGATTATAAAAAAGGTAGAGGGCGAAGTAATCAAAATGTAGATGGTTTATTTTCAGGTGTATTAAGTTATAAAAACTTAAATAGAAAAAAACAAAACATACCTATGTTTGAACTAAGAGGCCAAGGTATTACGTTATTACATGATACGCCTAAGCCTACAGGAATATACGAGCCTGTATATTACATAAGAAAAGAAACTGGTAAAGCTGCATTTGGAATAAATGATGTTAGATCATTTATATATCCAATTGGAGGCATATCTAAAAAAATTATAAATGATAAGACGAGGAACATATGATGAGATTTATAGAATTTATTTCTGAACAGAAGAATACTCATATGACCCACATAGAAGATAAAGTTCTCTATGGCGGAGTTAATGGAACTCGACAAGCTATATTAGCTTTAAGATCTCTGCGTGATATGGTAGCAGGTGTTAAAGACGGAAACGTTAGTGTTAAATGGGATGGAGCTCCTGCAGTATTTGCTGGAATAGATCCTAACGATAACAAGTTCTTTGTTGCTAAAAAAGGAATATTTAATAAGAATCCTAAAGTGTATAAAACTGATGCTGATGTAGACGATGATACTAGTGGTGATCTTAATAAAAAATTAAAAGCTGCATTACAATATCTGCCAGAACTTGGTATCAAAGGTGTTGTCCAAGGCGACTTCTTATTTGACTCGAGTGAAATTAAAACAAAAAAATTAAAAGGCAAGCCGTATGTAACCTTTCACCCTAATACAATTGTGTATGCTGTTCCTGCTGGTACAGAAGCTGCAAAGAAAGTTAAGGCAGCAAAGATTGGTATTGTTTGGCATACTACTTATGTTGGTAAAACATTTGAAACAATGAAAGCGTCTTACGGCGTTGATACTACTAAATTTAGGAATACTAAAAATGTTTGGTCTCAAGATGCAATGCTTAGAGACATGACTCAGTTTACAATGACTAAAAAAGATACAGAAGAAGTTAATGGTCATCTCAGTAATTGTGGAAGAATATTTAATAAAATATCTAGTACAACATTAAAACAACTTGAAAATGATCAGACTCTTGCTGGTTATATAGAAACATTTAATAATACATATGTTAGAAAAGGTGAAGTAGTTGGTAATACTAAAACGCATGTTGATAAGCTTATAGCACACATAAAACAAAAGTTTCAAAAAGAGATAAATAAAAGAAAAAGCGAAAAAGGTAAAAGCGCTCAACAAAAAAAATTAGATGATGTATTACAATTCTTTTCACCACAAAATAAAGTTAGTTTACAGATGATGTTTGACTTACAAAAATCTATAGTTTTAGCGAAATTAAAAATTATAAATATACTAAATAGGTTAAATGGCGCTCAGACTTTTCTTAAGACTCGCGATGGGTATAAGGTAACGGGTCAAGAAGGGTATGTCGCTATTGACAAACTTGGTGGTGATGCTGTGAAAATTGTTGATCGTATGGAATTCTCATACGCCAACTTTTCACCAGAAATTATAAAAGGATGGGATAAGCCGGGGAGGAATTAAATGGCTCGACTAAAAAACTTTTCAGAACTGTCTTTAAAAAAAGATAAAGATCTTCCAAACCTTAAGATACCTGTACAAGGTCCAAAAGGTAATTCAAAATATACTAGAATGAAAATTGCGTATACAGATGCGCCAGGAACTTCTGATATCAAAAAAGCAATAAAAGCAGAAGCAGTTCATTCTGCAGATAAAAGACCAGAAAAATATAGAAAGCCTGATGGCAAAATTGGAATTAGAATGGTTCCAATGGATAAAGAAGTTGTTAAAAGAGAAGCAATAGTAGATCCTAATGATTTAAAAGGTAGACCAAAAAAAGCAGATCCTAATCCAGAATCTCCTTATGGTATTAAACACCCAATGCATCCAGCTAATTTAAAAAAGAAGCAAACAAAAGAATCAATAGACGATCATCCAAAAGTTAAAGCAGCTCGTAAAGCGCATGCTGCAGGAACATGGAATGGTAACGTGAATAAAGAAGGTGAAGCTGTAGTACATATTAATGGCAAACCGCACACTGTAACTAACAAAAGTAAAACTAAGAACTTAAGAAAAGAAGAACAAAACGGGCTAATGAAAGAAGAATCAGTTGACGAAGCTACATGGCCAGATGAAATGCCAAATGATGTAGACGAAGCATTAAATATGTCACAAAGAATTAAACGTTCAAGATTAATGAAACGTTTAAAAGGCCGTATTGCTGTTGGGCGTAGAAGAGCTAAAAAGAAAATGGCTAATAAACAAACTTTAACAAAAAGATCTAATAGACAAGCTCGTAACGCAATAGCAAAAAAGTTAACTCGAGGAATTCCTAAAAGCGAACTCACATTTGCTAGAAAACAAGAGATTGAAAAGAGATTAGATAAACCGGCTTTAAAACAAAGAATTGCAAGATTAGCAAAGCGTATGTTTAAAGACGTTCGTAAA